TGTCAATGGTGATGGTCTGAGGGGTGAGTGATTGGGCACCTCCGGTGACGAACTGCTCACTGTCAGACACCAACACAAGTTGTTTCTCAAATGGCCGAGCTGCCCGTAGGTTCACGGTATGCTGGCTGACTGCCGCCACGTCAATCGGGTCATCATCAAGGATGTCCAGTGCGGTCTTGGGCCACAGGTTGAAGAAGTCTGACACCCGTGAGAGGATCACGTTCTCACCGGACAGGAAACCCAAACGTCCCCTCCAGAGGAACATGTTCCAGATGCCCCTCCAGTTAAACGAGGGGTAGGGTGCGGAGATTTCATCACCGATCTTCCTGGGTTCCCACAAGCACGGACAGAAGGCGAAGGAGGAGTCACTGAGGCGCACCAGACGGTGGGGCATAGTCCACATGTCGAGTTCATTGTAGAGGTACCACCCACGGGACTCCTGCCAGTACCCTTTGGAAGCTCCGGTCTCAACGAACTCCACATAGTAGGAATCAAACTCACTGGCATCATCCTGGGTGATCTTCACCCGTGTCCCACCAAAGCAGTACGGAGGGAGGTCAGAGAACTTCTGTGTCTGCCCACCAGCGATGATGCTTACGTTCCTCCCACCCCAAGCATCGAGGATGTTGAGGAAGAAGGATTGTTTGTCATAGCGGCGAACTTTAATCACTGAGTCGTTCTGAAAGACCTGATACCCCCGGTTGCGGAAGTAGTTGGCAAAGATCCCCGCCATCTCCCACGTCATCATGCCGTCAGCACCAACACCCACGGGAGCTTGATTGATAGAACCGTTCATTCCATCTTGGACGTACCACGTGAGCTTAGGCTGGACCTGTTTGATCCAGATGATGTACTCGTAGTAGGGTGTCTCCAGTTGGTAAGCTGTGTTGACATGAGCTACTACTGTCCTGTTCAGAACGAGCACATGGTCAGCTACGCCAAGACAGCGGAAGTGAGCTTCAGGGTAAGAGGTGTTGAGCACATAGTTCATGGCGGCATTGGTTGCAGTCCACCTCCACTCCTTGTCAAAGTACCCATAGGAAATGGTGCATTTCTGACCCGTTTCACAACGGTATATCTCGATAGGTTCCCCTGCCCCACTCGTGATGATCACCAGATACGTCAGTCCTGGTGCCCTCTCATAGAGGTAGTAGTACGACAACTGATTCGCCCAAGATCCGGTGAGTTTCGCCACCCACTCAGTCGGGGGTCTCCGCTCGATCCCATCCGTGATGGAGGAGAGGATGTTTAGTTGCATTTCGCACTGGGAGGGGAGTCTTACACTGGGGGCTTGTTGGGACACACCGTTGTACAGTCCTGGGATGTTCTGGCTAACTAAGGTCATCAGAACCTCCTATTCAGGATCTTGCTGGCCGGGGTGGTGTAGGTCATAGTGCGGTCAAAGTTCCGCATCTCAATACGCTGTACAGCCGCCCAGGCACGCAATTCCTCCTCTTGTGTAAAACTGTCCAGAGCGTCAGAGCCGAGCCAGCGTTTCTGGAACTCGCGGGTCGCACGGATCATGATGTACTGGCGGATCACTTCGGGAAGCTGCTCAAAGTCGAGGAGCCACACGATGTCCACATAAACAGGTTGGGTGAAAACGTAGGTCTGGTTGTCAATGTCGTAGAGCTTGCGGTCCCGTTCCGTCACATTGACTGAGGGGTACGTTCCGTCAACGGAGAGCATGCCACTCCCCAAGACAAGAACATCAAAGTCAATCATTCCTGTCACAGGGTCAGGGGTCAACTTGAGTTTAGGCTGTGTGTTGCACTGAAGTCCAGGGGTTTGGACAGCCTTCGACACCTCTGCCAACTTCGCCTGGGCAAGGGTTGCCATGTAATACGAGGACGGCAGGGAGGTGACCGGTTGTTCACCGATCCCGGACAGGATTGTATTCACTGCCTTCAGCTCAGTGGTGAGGGTCAGGTCAGCCATAGTTCCTCCAAAAAATGGTCCCCCAGCGGGATGCCAGGGGAGCTATGGGTTTAGATGAAGGATACGTCGATGGTCACCTTGTCATTGGTGGCATCAACAGGGGTGGCGATGTTCACGGCGATACAGGCACCAATAGGGATGGTGTACTCAGTGATTGCCGTGTTGACATACCCAGTGCCATTGCCGTCCGTTACAGCAGTGGAGAAGCGATGTCGGACTGCCGTCTTACTTGCCGTGGTGGCAGCCGAAGCGTTCTTGGTGGAACTTGTGGTGAGAGCCGGCGGGTGGCATCCCGCTGCACCAGCCATAATGGTGGACTCGTAGTCCTCGTCAGCGACCGTGCTTTCTCCATCGAGGAGGTTGCAGAGTCGCCTCAGATTCACGAGGATCTCATTGGCGAGGGTGATTGCTGTAGCCGGGGTGGTGCTATCAGCGGAACTAATGGCGACTTGGGCAGCATAGACCGTGAGAGCCACACCAGCATCCAAATCGAGCTTGGCGTGGAGGGTGTTCAGTGCCGCTTTGATGGCGTTCAGAAGGGCATAGGCAGTGGTGAGGCTGGTTGCCGCAGCAGTGGAGACAGCGGCATAGTCGGTGTCCTTGACTCCGGTATCAGCGTTAAGCTTATCCTTCAGCGCATTGTAGGCAGCTTTCTGCCAGTTAGCCATGTCGCAGATCTGCTTGGTACTGGCGCGAAGCTCAAGCTGGGGGGTCCGGTTACCAGCGGTTGCACTGGTGGTGAGGATCACATCAATCTCGGAAACCTTGGTGGAGTTCGCGGGGGAACCCATGAGTTCCAGAGGAAGGGCTGAATCAACAACACGGTGGATCATTCGGGACATAGGGGTTTCTCCTTCGTGAAGAAAAAAGGGAGGCACACCGGTTAAGGTATACCTCCCTGTGGGTTAGCTGGTCTTCAGTTCAGCGCAGCAAGCTGGCCTCAAGTAAGAATGCCCCATGGCGTACCGGGCAACCAGAATGGTACCCTGATGCCACGTGCTGTACTCCTGCTGCACCGAGAGGTCCATGAGCTTGACGGTCGCCACACCTTGGGGATGCCAGCAGACACCCTTCGTGGTGGCAGCATTCACACCGTGGGTGGCGTCACCACTGAGATCCGTGGTCGGGACGTTGTTGGACATCAGGATGTCGAACCCGGCAAGGTTCAGGATCTTGCCAGTGGCGATGCTACCCTGTCCACCATAGTCCTTGTGGATCGCGCTGAAACCGTTGGTCTGGATACCCTGAACAAGGGCATAATACTCGGAGGGTTTGAGGGCGACATACCGAGGAGAAGCGGGGACATTGGCGGCATCCCAGGAGGCAGCGACTGCGAACAGTGCCTTCACGAAGGCATCTGCCTTGGTCGCCAGAGTGGTGGAACCGAGGTTCGCATCGGTCACCACGGTACCGTTAGGCTGACCTGCCAGACCGGAGGCACGGGCACCCAGGAGAATCTCTTGAAGGACGTGCTTGTCGAACTCCATGGCGAGGGCGCGGCCCAGTTCCTCAGCGTAGATTGAGCGGGTCTCATAGTGGGACATTGCTTCATCGATGTCAGCGATGAAGGTGCTGGCAAGCAGAAGCCCATCAATGGTGACCGTCTTCTCATCGGAGAGGATCGCACCGGGGGTAAGGTACGCACCAGGAGTGTGCAGGGCAGCAGTCGTGATACCGGTAGCGGGGAACTGTGCGGTACGTCCGTGCTGGATGGTCTTGACGAAGTGCTTGTCAAGGGTCACGTTAGAGGTTTCAAAAGTCGTCAGCACCTCACCGGCAAACACCTTGAGAGCCATACTGAGGTCTGACTTGAGCGGTCTACTCGGGTTGTCAACATTGGGGACAGCCATTGTAAATCCTTTGTGTGACATCGAGAGCAGCTAGAGTGCCCGCAATGCCGAGGTGGGTTGTTGTTTCGGGGTGATGTCAGCCAGTGTTTGACTTTTAGATTCACTGTAATGTCGGGCACTGCTGACAGTGGTTGCACACTCACCGTTCACAAAGGTGTCCGGTTCGTCCTGTCCTCAGACGGGGCTTAGCGGGCTTTGATACTGAGATTTGTGTGTGGGGGTGCCCCCAACTTGGCCGAGCCGGGGGCGAGGAGGCAACTCAGGTCGCAACCTGAGAAGGGCCTAGCTACATGGAGGTGCGGCTAGGGGGGTTACATGAAGTTACTCCTGCGAATCTTGTCTGCGACCATCTGTCTGAAGGCTGGATCTGTCTTGTAGCGAGGGTCTTTCATGTCGAGGGTCACCTGACTCATGGAGGTATACCCACCGCCCACGGTACGTGAGCCTGTAGGTTCAATAAGGTCTGAAGTGGAGCCTGTCGCCTTCTTGTACTTGGCGTACAGTCCTTCTACGGCGAGCATGGTCTGGCCGATGTCTGTCTTGTCGAATGCGGCGTTGTACGCCTTCCTCTCAGGCTCACTCAGGTTAAGTGAGGCCCATTTCAACATGGCGTCATACTCTGCTTCACCACCAACGGTGTTGAAGATCTGCTGATTGCGCTGTGCGGCGAGCGCCATTTGGCCCTCGATGTACGCGTCCACCAACTGCCGGGGAAATCCCGCCTTCGTCAACTTTTCGTAACTGGCATCGCTGAGCTTGCCCTGGTTCGTAGTGAACTCGTTGGACAGCTCATCAAAGTCCAGACCGGAGTCTTTGAGAACATCACGTACTTGGTTCTCAGGAGGTGTTTCAGGTGGTGTGGCAGGGGGCGTACCCTCTGGCGGCTGTGGTTCGCCAGTAGTTGCGGGCTGTGGTTCCGCTGGTTTCCCCAACTGACTTTCGAGGGATTTGTAGTAGGCTTCAAGCCCACCATCACCTTGCTGCTTTTTGATCAACTCAAGGATGCCCTTGTGGAGATCGTCTTCACTCTTGAACTTCCCCGCGATCAGCGTTGGTTCGACTGGCGGGACTTCTTGTGGTGCCGTGATTGGCACATTCACTTGAATGGATTCACCCATAAAGATCCTTTATGATGTAGGCGGGGGTGCCTCTGCTGGCGACTGTTGCGCCTGAGAAACGGCACCACCTGTGAGCTGACTGATCATGTCAGGCGTAATCTGGCCGATAAGCTGCTGGAGAAGGGCTTGCTGTTTCTGCTGTACGACTTTCTCCTCAGACATAATCAACCCTGTCGTATCCAATCCAAGACCCATACCGCAGCGATCCATGTAGTCTCCAACGTCGAGCCTGGAGGCGATGACCTCCGGTCCGAGCGGTGAAATGAGCTGCATGAAGGCTTCCAATTTCCGTAGGTCGTGCCCTCTTCCGAGAGCGTCCATACCCGTGACGATGACGGGTTCAATAGTGCCCTTCGGGAGGTGGGGTAGCTCACCCTTCTTCTGCATGCGATCCATGGTCCTCTTGATGAGAGGCTTCTGTAACTCGATGCTCAGAAGTGAGTACACACCACCAAACGCATCCTCCAGCTCTTGGGCCATGTAGCGGATCTCCTCCGCTGTGACCCGCTCAGCATCCCGCTGGACAGAGCTGTTCAGGAGGAAGGCGTAGCTAAGCCGTTCAATCATCTCAGAGCGGGCCATGTTCGCCACCTGTAGGTCAGCATGCTTCTGAACCTGTAGGGCAACCACGTCTTCCACTCTTCCAGTGACAAAGCCCAGGTTCGGTGTCTCAGCAAGGTCTCTCCAATCAGTCAACCCCGCAGGGTTCACCAAGAACAGCACCTTGGCGGAGGCGGCTGAGCCTTCCACAATCGCTTCGGTAAGGTCATTCAAACTCTTCAGATCACCGTAATTCTCGTCCACAAGTCCTCTGCCGTAGTGCTCACCATCGGTGTCGGACCACCGGAGGACGATCCACGGACACCCGTCAAGAGGGAAGGTCACAGCTTCGACAGCTTTGACCGAGAGAGGGTCAACCCCCTGCTTGGCGCTCCCAAAGGTGATCTCCTGCTCCACTTCCCAGGACTTATTGACCACACGGGCGCGGGTGAACAATTCAGCGGTATTCTCAGTTGGTCCCTCCGCAGAGGGGGCCTTGGGGGCTAGGTCTTTCAAATGGGCGGGTAGAACTTCTGGATCAACTTCCTCCCGCACGATGATCTCCACCACTTCCCCCTTGGAGTCACGCCTGACCACGTACTGGTCAAGCCTGTACACCTTCATGGCCCCTGTGTCGGGGATGTAGATCAAGGCGTTCCCAGTGGCCACAAGAAGTCTGAGCGCCCTGTAGAGCGGGGCACGAAAGCCGGCCTTCTCGATGTGGCGGATGGTGGAGCGTTCCATGGCGGACAGGGACTTCTCCAGTTTGGTGACGGCGGTTTCGTCGTCGGCTCCCCGTAGCTCATCCTCGATCTTCTGCGAGACCACCAACCGAAAGAATGGGCTGTTGGGGGGGAGAAGGGTCATAAGCAGTTTGGAGGAAAGGTTGTTCACTCCCCGTGAACCAAGGCTCTGGAACGGGGTGTCTAGCTGATCGTTCTCGGTCACACCGTCAGGAGGGAGAAGGGCAGGGATGGTGAGAGAAGCACACGCGCGCTGTCTTTCAAGATGCCCCCGCCGCTTCGCGTCCAGGGTGTGCCACCTTTGTTTGATCGTTTGGGGCATGAGGCACCTCCTTTGGTGTTAGGCCCTAACACGAGCGTAACCCTCAAGTGCTCACGCCTGATTTAGCGTTCACTCCAGCCGTAGGAGGGACTTGAAGTCTCTTGGTCCCCATCCGTTTGGCTTCCTTGGGATCTTCTGTCTCCTTGAACTTCATGGGCTTCTGTTCAGGAGGTGGCGGGGTGGGTGGCGGTACTTCGGGGATTTCAGGGGGTTCGGGGAATAGGCACATTCATCTTTTCCTTGTCTTGGCGGGATTGCTGACTGTTGAGCTTAGTCAGCAACATGTCGATGAGATCCCGTGTACCAGCATATCTCTGGATCTTCTCCATAGACATGTCGATAGTGGGACACCTGTGGGGGAACATTGCGTCTAACTGTTTGATCAACTCCTCAGAGTAGAGAGGGAGGTCATTCATGGTAATCTCCTTGTGGCTCAGTGAGGTGACCTCAGTCACCGCTATAGTTAAGCTATAAGCCAACTATAAGTGAGTATAGGGAGGGTCTCCCTCACTGAGTGACGTGGGCAAAGGGGGTTTTGGCCGAATCAGCCAGTTATTTCGTAACCTTAAAACGAGTTCAATTGCCCCTTTTCGG